CTATGCTCAAAAATTTACTTCGTTGCCTACGCTTAATTCCACGTTTATTCAAGACAATCCGCCGTTGGCGCGTAACCTTGCCGTGGGTTCTGCTGCTAATGGTCAGCAGCTCTTGCTTGACGCGTTTTTTAATATAACGGCTGCTCGTCCGCTGCCGATGTATTCTGTACCTGGTTTGATTGATCATTTCTAAAATGGCTGACATTCTTGGTTTGCCTTCTGATTTCGCTACCGGCATGCTTGGTTTTGCCGGTGGTCTTTTGACTAATTCGGCTAATGCTGAAGCTGCTCAAGAGAATCGTGATTTTCAGGAGCGTATGTCTAATACTGCTTATCAGCGCCAGGTCGCTGATTTGCAGGCGGCTGGTTTGAATCCCATGCTTGCTTATATTAAAGGGGGTGGTGCTTCCACCCCTTCTGGTGCTCAGGCTGTTTATCAGAATCCTGTTGCTTCTGCTGTTGAGGCTTATAAAGCTCCATCTCAGGTCGGTTTGTCTCATGGTCAAACTTCTGCTTCTCATGCTTCTGCTGCTCAGGCTTATGCTTCAATTGAAAAAATTGATGCTGAGATTAAACGTATTGGTTCTGAAGTTGAAAACTTGGATGCTGATACGCTTAATAAAATTGCTCAGTTGCCTGTTATTAAGCAGACAGTAAAGAAGATTACTGCTGAGATTGATGAAATTGGTGCTCGCACTTCACAAGCTGAAGCTGCTACTGAAAACTTAGTTCAAGAGCGTGCCAAAATTTCAGCAGTTGTTTCTAATTTAGCTGAACAAAATAAGCTAATTAGTTCTCAAGTTCATACTGAAGCTGCTCGTCAAGCTATGTTGCAAGCCACTGCTTATAAGTTGCGCCAGGAAGGTGCTATAACTGCCGCTGAATATAAAGCTATGGTTGATACAAAATTCTTTGGTGTTTTAGCGCGTGAAGTTAAAGTAGGTTCTGATGTTGCTTCGACTTGGGTCGATAAGTTTTTGCCTTGGAAGCGTGGTAATTCCACTACTGAGGAAAGCGAGCGTATCATCCGTGATAAGGATGGTAATGTTGTTGGTAGAGATCGTTATCGGTCTAACAGGAGTAAATGATGACTGTTTTTTTGCGTACCCCTTATAACTATGATGTTGATCAGGTCTCTAACGAGACTGGTCTTCGTTGTTTGGATGATTCTTTGACCCAACAACAGTTTAAAGAGGAGTCTGATATCAACACTATCGTTGATCGTTTTCTGAAGTCTGGTGTGCTGCCTACGGCTGCTTCTATGCCTCAGTATGTTGATTACGAAGGTGTTTTTGATTTTCAGTCTGCTATGAACGTAGTGAAGGCTGCAGACGACAACTTTATGCGTTTGGACGCAAAAGTACGTGCGAGGTTTAATAACTCGCCTCAAGTGTTCTTGGAGTTCTTTGCGAACCCTGATAACGCTGAAGAAGCCGTCCGTTTGGGACTGGCTATTCCTAAAGCTACCTCGTCTGTCGCGCAAGCGACAGATGAGGCTACGGCGTCTAAGCCGGAATGAGCTAATATGGGCACAGTGCATTACTTGATGTAACTGTGCCCATTGACACCAATTCCTAAGGAGAACTTCAATGAAACCTCTAGCCCGTAAGCCTGTCAGTAAGCACGCCTCTGCTGCACATTTCCGTCATAACGTAGGTCGTACCCAGGTTGCTAACCTGGTGGCTGCCCCTATGCGTGGTGGAATTCGCCTCTAAGGTATTGTGTGTACTGCCCTTTGGTCACATCCTTCTCACGGACCTATCAAGTGCGGTCAGTGTGTGGAATGCAGGCTAGCTTATTCGAGAGAGTGGGCTATCCGTATAACGCACGAGCAAATGATGCACGAGAAATCTTGTATGCTGAACCTCACGTATGATGATGCTCACCTACCGGAACATGGTCAACTGTGGAAGGATGACCTGCAACGTTTTTTTAAGCGTTTGCGTAAGAACTTCAAATTTCGTTATGTAGCGAGTGGTGAGTATGGAGAAAAAACCAGACGTCCTCACTTTCATATTGCGTTGTTTGGAGTGGACTTTAGTGATGATCGCGTGCGCTTTGGTAGTGCTGCTGGTGGTGACC